AGTATGGGTAGACTTGATAGGCTCTACCTAAATTCTACTGACACGCTTTGTCAGTCGATTTGAAACCTTTTATTCTTTGTTCGTTTTTAACTTGTTTACCTTCGCTGAAAAGCCTTGGTAAATGAGTAGATTTGTGTGTGAAATAGTAATTGCGCCCATGAGCGTGTTCCTTTTTCTGGGGATGCGCTTATGGGCGTTTTTTGTTTAATTTAAAACCTTATTGTATGAAAAGTAAACTGATTCTATTGGTCATTGTAGTGGTCGTTATTATTGGGCTACTGGCATATTACCAGTATGTTCCATTTTGGGTGAGTATCGTATCAACTGGAGCATTCATATTTGGTGTGTTTTTGGGATGGTTAGCAAAAGGATGGTCTGATAAACATGTAAGCTAATGGAAAGGTATGTAGGATTTATCACACAAGATTTGCGGGCAGGCGTGGCAATTATATTCGCCTGCCTTGTACTTATAGTCTTTGCCTGCCTACTGGATATGTGGACCGGAATAGATGCTGCACGAGCCAGCAAAGAAAAGATATGTAGTCGACCTTTACGAAAGACAGGAACTAAGATTGTAGACTATTATAGGCTGGTTATGTTTTTCATTCTTATTGACATTTTAGGACTATGCTTCCCGTGGTACACGCTCCCTTATGGAGCTGTTATCGGTACAGCTGGAGTCCTGTTTGTAGAAGGTTTCTCTGTCGTGGAGAACCTCAGGAAGAAGAAAAGTCATGCTGCTGAAGTTGCTGATATGGCCGCAAAAATTGTTGAGTGTCTAACTCCTGAAGAAGCACAAAAATTAATTAAGAAAATAAAGGAGGAAAAGAAATGAATAAGATAGATGCGATCGTAGTTCACTGCTCTGCAACTAAGGTAGGGCAGGACATTGGCAAGAAAGAGATTAATCAGATGCACGTGGCTCGTGGTTTCCAATGTATCGGGTATAACTACGTCATCCGGTTAGACGGTACGGTAGAGGTTGGTAGAAGCCTGACTATCGACGGTGCCCACTGTAATTCTAAGGGATTCTCGGGCGTGTCATATAATAAACATTCCATCGGTATCTGTTACATCGGTGGACTGGATGCTCACGGTAAGGCGGCTGATACCCGAACTCCGGAACAAAAGAAGGCACTCTGTGAATTAATTGCCAAGCTGATTAAGCAGTACCCTGATATTAAGGAAGTGTTAGGACATCGTGATACCAGTCCTGATCTCGATGGTGACGGTATTGTGGAGCCTAACGAATGGACGAAGATGTGTCCTTGCTTCGACGCTAAGGAGGAATATAAAGATTTGCTCCCATGAAGCTCTATAACTACATAATTAAGAAGGTGAGTTGGTGTATTACGCTGGCTCCCTTCATGTGTATGTTATTTGTAATCTGTTCCTGCCGGACTGTGAAATACGTTCCAGTAGAAACGGTAAAGATTGATACGACATACATCAACAAGTTACAGCGTGATAGTATCTACATGCTCGACAGCGTATATGTAAAGGAGAAGGGAGATACCGTCTTGATTGAAAAGTATAAGTATCTGTATCGTGATAAGTTGGTAAGAGATACTATGTACATTTCAAAGGCTGATAGCATCCAAGTGCCTTATCCGGTCGAAAAAGAGTTGACCTGGTGGTTGAAAATAAAGATAGCTATTATAGACTTTGTAATGGTTGTATGTATTCTGGTAATTATATTTTTTGTTTTACGTTTATTTAAAAAGAAGTAGAGATTTTATAGATGAAAATGAGTAAGAACTTTATTTTTTTATTAGTCTAATTTTGATACTATAAAAAAAATCATGATATTTGCAGAAATCTCAATAAAGACTATTAAATATATACTGAAAATGCTATTCTTTGAATAGCGTTTTTAGTATATTTGTACTATATACTAACTTATATACTCGGATTATGAGCAAATTGTCTAACGCACCTTTAGTGGAAGTTATTTTTGAGATAAGATGGAACTCTACAAACAAACAGGAAGTAGATAAATTTCAACTTCTTATAGGTGCCATGTATGCTGCTTTAAAAGACACTTACGAAAAACCGGAAAATATTATCACAGATGCGAATATTCCGATTCAGGCATTCTTAAATCGGCCTATTTACCGTGCAAGGAAAAAAGACGGAACCCCTATTTTATATCAGTTAGGACCAGGAATTCTTACTATAAATTATGTTGGACCTGAATATGATTGGAGCAGTTTTTATTCTGAAATCTCCATAATAGTGAATCAAGTAAAAGAACTATATTCTTTTAGTCCGAGCAAGGATATTCAAATTAATTTGAAATACCTTGATTTTTTTGATTTTCATTTTGAGAATGAAAACATATTTACTTTTTTAAAAGAAAAATTTCATTTAACTATTGATGCGGAGTTTATAAAGAATCCTATAGGAATAAACTTTGAAATTGCCCAAAAAGAAAATGATGCCGTTTTCAATATAAAGATTAATACAGGAACATTAAATAATCGAAGACAAGGATTAGTTGTTGAAAGTAAGTTGAATTCGGTAAAGAAAAGTGAAGATTTATTTTTGAATTTTGATAAGATATTAACTGGATTCCATGATAAGTTGAGTACTTTCTTTAAGAATATGACAAAAGGTGAACTTTATGAATCATTTAATAAGCAATAATTATGGAAAAAGATTTTATTGACATAACATCTATCGAAAAAGGATGTGACACTTCCACCATATTAGCTTATAGAGGTATAAAGAAAAACTATAAAGTCCATAAATTAATATTGGGAGTATCATCGTTGTTTTTCTTGTCAAACACAGACTATTCTCAATTTGCTACTGAAGCTTTTTACGAAGATACAAATTGTACATACATTCCTAGTTCTGTCTGCTTTCCTGGCGAATCAGAAGGAATAATAAAACCTGTTTCATTCGGTAAGAAGAAAATTGTGGCAAAAGCGAAGATTAAAAAGAAATATTTTATTTCCGATGAAGAACTGGAACAAAGAATGGGTACAGATTCTCCTAAAGAAATTCTCCCAAACGAGGAAGAGTCTAGCATTGAGGACTTCGTAAAATACAATTCTGGACGTTTTATAAACAGTTTAGATAAATGGCTGTAAAACATGTTTCACAACGGGAAATAGTAGAAGTATCTTACCGTACTCCTGAGGGCGATATAAAAAAACACCCAGCTTTGGTGTTATCAACTGATAGGTTGTCTGATAATGAAGACGGTATGTTTTATGCAGTTCTTATCTCCACAAAGAATTATCATCCAGAATACACCTTAAAAATTGAAGATGAATGGCTAAATCATCCATTAGGAAGAGAATCTTATTTTGTCACTCATATTGTTACTTTTTTTAAACTCAAAGAGGTAATTCAAAGTAAAGGGACATTTGTCAAAGGCGAGTTCTTTTATAAAGTATTGGAGAAAGTTATCGATAGTATGTTTGATATTCAAATATCTTTTGAAGATGAATAAAGAAATGAATATAGGCCCTTTCCGGAATATCCGGAAGGGGCTTTGTTTTTTCAGATAAAATCCCCATCTTTGTAGTGCGTTACATATTTAGTTAGAAAGCAAAAGTATTTTGCTGGTAACGGCAGCGGGCATTAAATTGTCCGCCGCTTTCCGTATATACGGTTTCGCCCCGTGTAGAGTATTAATGTACCTACTGCTTTCTAACAAAGTGTAACGCAACGGGTAGCGGGACCGTTTTTCTTTCCTGCCATAAAATCTTTTCTATGCGTTACACTCTATCGAAAGAATTTATCGGTTACGGGCATTGTCGTCTGACGGTTAAAGATGAATCGGGGAAGGAGAAGTCAGCCGTTACGGGTAATATAGATTTGGTAAGTAGGTTATCATCTGAATTGGAAGTTGAGAGGGAGAAAGCAACCGAGGAAGCGATAAATTATGTGTTGCAGGAATCATAA